ATTGGAGCGAACATCAACTCGTCACCATCAATTGCTCCCGTAATACCGTTGGACATAGAAACTCCGTGGTCCTTGTCCAACGCCAACGTGCGGCCCGGTAAATTGTTATTTGTAGTGGCACAAGGTGGGCTAGTTTCTCTAAGCGTGTAACGCTCCGTTTCCAATGGACGTGAGTGGCCAAAATATCTAGCGACACCTGATATACCTTCCAACGTAAATGAAGCGTAATCAGAAATCATAGCTAGTGGAGGGGAAAAAGCTAAAAATCGCGAGCTTAAACTAGCCATATCTGCTAACGCGGAAACCTTGGAAGAAAATGGTTCTTGGGCTTCAGCAACCCCGTGTGTAGTTCCAGAAAATTCGTAATCAACTATTCTGGCGTAAACAGTAACCCATATAGGAGCACTATTATTGTTGACATGCAGCACGGATCCTATAGTGCTAAGTGTAAGAATGGATATCTTCGTCCAATCAAAGTTGTCTAAAAACACCATGTTGTGTTGCCACGTAAATGGAACCATCATTTTAGCCCCACCATCATCTGTAATATTCCAATAAAATGCATTTCGCTGCGACTGGACTGCGCGCTGTATTGGTGCTGTATGCACTGAATCACTGGAATTCGGGTCGTTAAGATGTGGTAAAGGCAAATGAGAAAACATAATCATCCCGGCGTGACCCACTGTTTTTCCTGCAATGAATGAAAGTTCTACACCAAATCTTCCAATACACGCTGGTTTGATGCGGTTTCTAATTTCTGGAACCAACATTACCAATTCGTGTGGGCTGAAAGTCCTATGAAAAGGAGTTCCAACAGGTATTGGAAAAGAATCTACTTCAACTGGACGTTGGAGAAAATCTTCGGGTTGCGTGTCTCGTGGTGGCACGCCCATTTTGACAGAATTGTCGGGAACGACCATCTGTGAAATTTCAGGCACAACCAACGTCATAGTGCCTTCGACGTCTACCGACTCCGTGGTTTCGTCTCCGGCCTCACCAGTAAACAACCAAGGCAGTCCTTGAAAGTTGGGTGCGGTGGGGCAATTTCCGATCCGTTCGAACTCTTGGTAATCGCTACGACTCTTATAATCGGAAACCTTGTCGTCAAAAGTCGTTACAAAACATCCGGTAAAAGCTGTGATGCCTATGTGCTCTAAATATTTCATACACCTAGGTAAAGCCCAATCGTGCGCTACTCTCCCATAGAAAAAACACTCTCTAAGAATTGACACACAAACGTCGTATTGTTGCTCGGCGTAAGTTACTGTTTTTGATGGGTTGTACACTTGCAACGGTTTAAAAATAGATATTGGATCCAAAACCGCTACATACACTCCCAAATCACTGTTATAAAA